GTTATCGCTGCGACTGGGCACGAGGCGCATTTGTGGATCGGGACGGGCAACTCGCCGACCAGCATCCTCGATACCGCAGTGTTCTCGAACATGCTGGCGGGGCAGTGGAACACGGCGCTGTTCGACACCCCGATCACGTTTCTGGCCAACCGGTTTTATTGGGCGCAAGTGTATTTTCCGGCCGGGCAGTTCGGCGTGCAGACCGGCGTGTTCTCGTCTACCGACAACGTCACTTCGGTTGATCTGTCCAACATCAAGGCTACCGGCAGCGCATACATAACGACAAATCAGGGCGCGTATGCACTTGGGGCATCCGGCACGGTGCCGGGGAACGTTTCATCCGGATTTTCGGCTCCTTGGTTCGGCGTGGATGTGCTGATCGACGACGGGTCCGGGGTTTACCCCGGCGCATCGGACCCGACCGGAATTACCGACAGCATCTCGATAACCCGCACCGGATTGCCGACGACGGTGGTGGCGTCCGGAAATGCGGAAGACCCGATGGCGCTGGTCGGGTCGGACACGGCGAATCTGCCAGTTGGCGCGGCGACGGCAGTGCACACGACCCGGCGGGGATTGTTCGATTTCCGGGTGTCGTGGGGGGCAATCACCAACATAAACACAGCTCGGGGGCCGGGCTTTGTGGCCTCGTCGGCGAGAACGCTGGGCATTGAGTTCACGGTGCTCGCGCCGTGCACCCTCGTGGGATGCCGGATATTTAAGGCTCCTACTCTGGTGAGCGCGTCGTTCCCGGTGACGGTATGGGCGTTCGACGGTCCGGGCGGGTCGGCGGTCGCGCGGGTGACGGAGACTGTGTCGGGGTGGGTCGAGGACGACGGCGGATGGCGGGAGATCGAGTTTGCCTCGCCGTTGGATCTGGACGTCGGCACCGTCTACAATCTGGCGTATTTCAGCGAGAACGGTGTGCATGCCTCGTCGGCGCCGATGTTCGCGTGGGACAGCGATGTGGTCTATCCGATAAGGGTGCCGCATTGGAATGGGCTGTCGACAGGACCGCCCGGAGGCGGCGTCCACCATGTGGGAACGGGACATGTCCCTCCGGAAATCCATAGCGAGACGTGTTACTACGTCGAGCCGATTGTGGAGTGGGAGTCGGACGATCCGGTGTTCGTGGCCGACACGACTCGGTCTTACTTTGATCAGTGGGTGAACGGCGCCCCGTCGAAGCCCTTCCATTTCTCGGTGTATTTTTCGGACCCGCCGTATCTTGCCGAATATGCGGCGATGGGCATCACGACGCTGATCGCCGGAACATCGACGCAGGATTACGTGGATGCCGTGAAGGCGGCCGGGATGGATCACTACCCGTATGCCGGCCAGTATCCGATCGACGACCCGACTGCGTTGGAAACGACGATGGCGGCGTGTGCTGAAGACCCGGCCTACGCAGCGTGCGTCAAGGGTTATCATCTGGACGATGAGCCGGATCTGATTGCGCCGTATCGGCAGCCCAGCCTGACAAGGACGTGGGCGCAGGACATCCGTCTCAAGGACTCGAGTCGCCCAATCGTGATGGGCTTGAGTAAAGTCGTGGGGATCAACCAGACTTTCTACGGCATGCCGTCAGGCCGCAATATGGATACTGCGAACGGCCTGTTTCGGGAGTGGGCGGTAATTCCCGACATCCTGATGGGGGATTTCTACACGCTCTCGACCGATCTGAACGAGAGCGGACGCTTCGGCATCTTTACGTATGCCAAGTTCACCGCCCGCCTGCGCATGCTGAACGAGGGGACGACCCCGATCTGGGTCGCCGTCGAGACGACGTCGCAGCGGACCGACCAGCCTGTTCCCGAGGATACCGTAAAGGCGTGCTGGGCCGTGCTGATTGCGGGAGGGCAGGGTATCGTGTTCTTCGACCACCGGTTTGGCGACCAGTTCGTGACGGAGGACTTCGCGCACATGCTGCACAATCCGCCGATGAAGGCCGCAGTGACTGCTTTCATTGCAAGGGGGAATTCTCTGGCGGATGCGCTGCACTGTCCGGACACCGGGCTGGTGACCGACTACACGTCAAGCAACGTGACTGAGGGTCCGTATGACGGGACGCTGGGCGTCAAGCTGCACTACACGACACGCGAGGACGCTACGTACGAATATCTGTTCGCGATGGGGATCACGCCCGGCGATACCACGGCGACGTTCACGATACCAACGTGGGCAGGGGAGACGGTGGATGTGCTCGACGAGTCGCGGACAGTAGTCGTGGACGGTAGTGGAGTGCTGACCGACGATTTCGATGCCGATTACACCGTGCATCTCTACCGGAGGACACTGTGACGCGTAATCCTGCGCTCGATCGCATCGGTGATGAGTTGCGCCGGCACGAGACCGGCGGGGCAATTGCAGATGACGACATCACCAACATTCATTCCGGCGTAAACACTGACGGTCGGCCGCGTGATGAATCGCGGACGATGAACGAACTGCGGGATTATTTTGCCGGAGGCATGGGCGCCTCGTCCGACGAGGACAGCATCACTGTCACTCCCTACAAGCACATTATGCGGCGTGCCATCGGTTCCAGCGACTGTCCGATGGTGGAGGCTACTACGCCGGGGCAGGGGGCTGCCAACGCCCTGATCCTAGCGGCGGCGCTGGAGGAGTTCGGTTATCTCGATGCCGGCCATTTCGGGGCTGTTTATGATCTCGGCCATGTCAATCCCGACATGTTTGCGCAGCCGGTGGTCAGCATTGAGGGCAACGGCAGCCAAGAATTTCGTATGCCGCCTGCCATCTTCGACAACGAGCCGGAGGGAGGCATCTACGGCGCGAACGGAACGATGTTCATGTTTCAGGGGACAGTAACGGCCGGCGGAACAGCGTCGGCAGTCGTTAATTACGGTGGGGAAGCGCGACTGCTTGGCGTCCGGATTATCGGCCCTGACGACGGCTCCGGCACCGGACGTCCGCAGCGCCTGCTGAATGCTGTCTGTGGGCGCATGCTGGATCGGTTTGTCGTCGAAGGCTGCGACATTTCCCTGCTTATGCGTGGCGCATGTATTGCCACGACCGCAGTTCGCTATGGCGGCAGGATCTGCGGCAATCGCCTACATGACTGTAAATACGACGACGCCCTGAGCGACGATGTCTGGGGGGTGCGCACCCCCGAGATGTTCGGCATCCTGATTGATGACAACAAGCCGGCCAACGACAGCCTCGTCGATCCGGACCGGTATATTGCATGGAGTGACGGCTACGAGATTGCCTCCAACATAATCTGGAATCTGACCGCCATTAATGTCGTCAGCGGTATAGGCAACTATCAGACGGACGGAATCAATTTTCAGACAATCAGCCGCAATCACAGTTGTCATCATAATCGCATCTGGCTGGTGGGCGACGGCATCGACGGTGGGCCGTTAAAAACGATAATCTCTGACAATGAAGTTTCCCAAACCGAGCACGGCATTAAATCGGTGTTCGGCATGCAGGACAGCATCATTGCCAACAACAACATCATGGATTCGAAGCGGTTCGGCATTCAGATCAGCAACAGCGGCGTGGCCGGTCGGCAGGCTAGGGATATTTTCATTACCGGCAACCGGGTGTATGGCGTCAATTACGATGCCGGAGTTTACACCGCTGCCGCGTTCAATCTGTATTACGACGCGGCCATTAATCCGGTAGTCAATCTGCATGTCTCGAACAACGTTTTTGACCCGGGCGACGGGGGAACGGCAGCTCCCATGGTGCTGCAGGGCGCGGCCGATAATCTCAACGTGTATAATAACTTCGAAGTTGTGCGGCCAGCTCCCGGGTTGGCGACAGTCCTTCACTCGTTCACTCTGGGGCGCGTCACAAACAGCATCTACAAGGGGCCGGCTCAGGCCTACACGACATACGTCTCGGCGTTTCTCGAGGACGATCTTCCGACATTAAGCGGCAACGGCACCGTTGTTCCGATCGATGAGGGGTGGGCAGAAGTAGAGGATCGTTTCAATAACTTCGATCCGGATACAGGCCTCGTTGTTTTGGATACGGCCGGCACTTATGAGATCAATTTTTCAATAACCATTCAGGATCTCTCAACGACCCATGATGGAGCCGTGGCGCTGGTGCGGGCTCGGGATGATGCGCTGGCGCTCATCTGGGACTGGGTGTTCGTGGCCGCCGACATACACAACGCTGTGGCCACCGGCTTTGTCACCATCAGCGGCATGGTCAGCTTGGAGCTTACGGCTGCCCAGTTGCCGGCGACCGTGGATCTGCATTTTCAAGTAACTGGTGGAGCGGCGGATTGTAGCGTCAGGGGCAATGCCAGCGGTTTTATCTACACGACGTTGTCAGTGAAAAAAGTCTGATGAGCGATATCAACTTCTTTGACGGCATCGACCCCGACGATGAGATCGGCATGCAGGACGCGCGTCTGCAAAGCGCGCTGCGTGAGAACAGCCGCCGGCAGGCAGCGCTCGACGCCATCCATATGGCGCACGGTATCGAGCACGAAGTGACCGGCGATGCTCCCGGCTACATCCTGCATTATCTGCGCGACATGCGTGAGCAGGCCGTCAATGCGATGTCGCAGTTGGTGAAGGGGGCGGCCATGAGCGAGGAGGCTAGGCTCGCGGCCAAACTGCAGATCCAGCCCTACGCGCATCTGATGCACTGGGTGGACGAGAAGCTGGCGACCGGTCGCGAGAAACAAAAGGAATTGGATGACATCGACCGCCTGATGGCGGGGGAGGATTGAGAGCATGTCGAATCAGGGTGATTTTTACGATCAGCAGCCTGACCCGCGTGGCCAGCCGGATACGGACGGGCGTGACGAATATGTGGATATTCCGCAGCAGGGCGGCGTTTCCGACCAGCCCGATGCGGTTACGCGTGATGACAGGGAGCAGCGGGCATCTCTTACGCCGGCCGAGGAGCGGGCCGCGCTGGTGCAGCGCATTCGCGAGCGACGCATTGCAGATCAGGCGATGCGTGAATACCAGCAGGAGCAAGGGCAGCCGCAGCAGATCTATCAGCAGGGCTATGAGCAGCAACCGGCCGAGGAGCCGACGCCGGAGAAGCCGAAGAACCATCGGCTGGTGGTCAATGGCGAGGAGCGCTGGGTCGACGATGACGAGCTGATCCGCCGGGCGCAGCTGTCGACCGCTTCGACGGACGCGCTGAACGAGGCCAAGGCGACGATCCTCGAGGCGCGCAGAATCCGTCAGGAAGCCCTTGAAGAGACACAACGTTTGCGGCAGAGTGCGGCCGCTCGTGAAGCGGCAAACCAGCGTCTTCAGGAGCAGACGCCCGACCAGTATCCGCCCCAAACCCAAGGGCCGGCGGCACTGCGTGAGATCGCCGAGGCGATCCAGACTGGCGATACCGACGACGCCGAGAAGGCGCTCGCGGAGCTGATATCGGGGCTGCGTGCCGAGCAACAGCAGCTGCGCCAACAGCAGCAGCCGCAACAGCCTGTGCAGCAGATCAACCCGGTAGAAGTCGCTGACTTGGCCAATGCGCGACGCGACGAGGCCATGGCAGCTGAATGGTTCCGACAGTTTTTCGAAGCGAACTATCCCGCATATGTGGGTCGTCCGGGCCTCATCATGGAGGCTCAGATACGGATGCACAGGGAAGCCCTGAACGAGCTGCGCAATCTGGTCGGCCGCAATGGGCGCTCTCTTACGGATGCCGAGATGCAGCCGGTGCGTCACGATCTGGAAGCGGCACTGAAGTGGCTTGGCAAATACCATGACCAAGGCATCAAGCGCCGGGATGGACGCAGGGCTGCGAACCCGTTCGAGATCTTTCAATACTCGGCGGACGCGACCATGGAAGAGCTTGGGATCAGGCGGCCACAGCAACAACGGCAGCAGGCTCCCCCAGCGCAATATGTCGGCAACCACTCTCGTCAAGAGCAGCGCTTCCAAGAGAAGCGGCAGCTTGTGGAACCGAGGCCCGCACAAACGGGGCAGCGGCAGGGAAGTGGGTATCAGAAGCTCACACCGGAACAGTCGAGAGCACGAGCAGTCCAGATGCGCAGGCAAGCCACCGGATTTGATCGTGTAGCCTCTTAAAGTTCCCTCCCCCGGCCAGCCTGCTCCTCGCGGTCCAAACGCAAAGGAGCAGAGGGAAAAGATGGCTGGTTTGGCATGGGGTGGCGATCTCGGCGAAGGATACATGGGCTCGGCCGATATGGACGAGCTGTCAGATATCCTGCGCTTTACGCTGCAGCCGCTTGCAAAAATGCGGCAATTCGTCGAGCCGAGAGAGGCTGATAAGCCCTACCACAAGGGCGATCAGTTTTTCTGGAACATTTACGGCGACACCAGTAATGCAGCTCCAGAAGAGTTGCAGGAAACGGAAATCGTTCCAGAGACTGACTTCCAAGTAACACAGTCCAGCTTGACTATTAAGGAAGTGGCAATTGCCATTCCATTTACGGCCAAGCTTGAGATCCTTGCCAAGCATGATCTCGTTGCTGTGGTAAAGAAGGCTCTGGCCAACAACGCCCGGCGCTGGTTCGACGCGGAAGTCTGGAAGAAATTCAAGTCGACGCCGCTGGTGGCGGTGCCGGCTGGTGGGACGTCGACCACGGCCTTCACGGTCGACACTGACGGAGTCACCGCGGTCACCAACAACATCGAGCTGTCGAAAGAGCACATCAACATCTTCGACGACACGATGCGGGAACGGAACATCCCGCCCGACCAGCGGACGGACTCGTACATCATGACGAGCCATCCGACGACGTTCAGACCGTTACGCAACGACATGGAGACGCTCAACGTCTACACCGAGAGCGGCATCCAGAAAGTCTTTGCCGGCGAGATCGGTCGCTACTCTGGTTTTCGTTTTGTGGAGCAAACGAATATCCCCAAGGGCGGGGCCGAGGACTCCACAGTCTTCAATCCATACACCGGCATTGGTGACCCTTGGGACAACGCCAAGTCTTCGTGGGCCTTCGCTTTCGGCGACGACACCGTGCTCGAATGCGTTGTCTGCGAGGAGCAAGTGCGGGCGCGCATTCCCGGCGACTATGGGAGAGCGCATGGCATGGCTTGGTATTTTATGGGCGGCTACGGGCTCACTCACACGGTGGCGGCCAACGCCAGAGTGTTCGAGTGGGGCAGCGCCGCCTAATCCCGAGATCAACTGAATGAGGAGATACGCTCATGGCGTATGACGATCAGTTCAATCGCACGCAGCACTATTCCTTTGGGCCGCATACTTTCTCCGGCGGGGCGACATTCGCCGTTCCAATGCCGGCCGGGAAGAATGGCTATCTGATGGATTACGGCATCGAGGGCGTCACGACCACGACGACCACGACTGCTGCAATCTCGATCGGTACGGTCGCCGACCCGGATGCCTACGGAGATGATCTGGCGGTGGCGGTTGCCGCCACTGGCGCTCCGGGCATGAAGTCGGTGCGCAGCTCCTGCAATCTGAACACGGCGTCCGGCAAGGCGGCGTTCGATCTCCTGATGGTCGATCGGCGCATTCCGGCAGGCACGCAGGCTGTCCTGACGGTGGTTGCCGGCGGCGCTGGCGTGGGCAGTGCCTTCGTAGACATTGCGTGGGATCCGTAATGGCCGACGAGGATCGCCGTGCCGACCGGCATCGGGGCGTAGTGCAGGAGGGCTACACGCTTGTCGCGCGTCGCCCCCGTAACGTCGCCCCGGGCAACATTGTGAGCCTAGAGACGGCAGAGCGTGTCGAGAAGCGAGGGTCGTTGTTTGACGACATCTTCGCGGAAGATCCGATCATACGAACGCGGGCACGGCGCTTGGACCGTATGACCGACGATCCGCACGATCGCGAACCCTATCTCGATTATGAGGGATGAACCCAATGGCAAGACAGACAGTATCGAATGAATCGGCTGCTCGCGGCCAGACCATTCGCATCGAAACCGGTCGCGAGATCGAGGACAAGCTGCCCTACGAAAAGCCGCGCGAGTCACTGCACGGCCGCTTGAAGGGCGACGCCAGCGATCTCTCGCACTCCATTCGCGGCAACAAAGTCGCGCGTCCCGGCGATATGGAGAACAGCGGCTGATGGCTGACGATCTGACGCTAATCCATGGCATCGCAGAGAAAACCGCTGCGGTGTTCGTGGCCAGCGGGGTCGATACGTTCGACAAGTTGGCGGCGTTGACCAACGAGGAAGTCGAGCGCATCGAGGAGCGCATTGGTGGTCCCGGCTTCCGCGGCCGCATCGATGCCGGCAACTGGCGCGATCAGGCAAACATTCTGGCCGCGCGCAGGGCTGCGCCCCCCAATCCTGCCGACGTCGCGACGTACGAGCTGCAGGACGTCCCCGACGAGGATCTCATCGACGATGAGCCGATGGGGCCGGTCGACGATGTTCCACCGGATGAACCGCAGCTTCCACCGCCTGATCCCATGTCACCGCTGACGCCGACCGGTGAGATGATGGAAAAGCTGCGGGAGCAGATCGCCGCCTCGCAGCGGCAGATCGAGGAGCAACGCAAGCAGTTTGCCGAGGCGCAGAAGCAGCTGCAGCAGCTTACGACGCAGCGCCCAACCCGCGCCCAGCCGGTCGAGAGAAGCTTCGCGCGTGTGATGCTTCCTGCCAGCGAAGGAGGCCGGCGCTACCGGCTGAACCCGCACAAGAAGTTCTCGGACATCGTCGGCTTCGATCCGATCAATCTGCCGCTCAGTGTCACGCACCAGCAAGTGGTGGATGAGAACGGCGAGAACCGTGTCGCCTATTTCGATCAGGATGGTGTGCAGCGTTATTTTGCCGATGGCGACGATCTCGACATCGATCTCAGTGACGTGGAGCCTCCGCACCGGGCTACGGTCGAGAACTGCAATCTGCGGCACTGGCTGGAAGATCGCGTCGAGTATGATTTCCCGATGGTAAGGGCCGCCATGAAGGAGCGGTTTTCCTATGACGCGCCGAGTATTCGGGAAGCCAAGAAAGAGCTGCATCGCCTGACCCGCACGAACCGGTAGAGCGGGGAGTGGCCCATGGCGGCGATGACATGGGATGCCCTGACGGGACCGAAGACCCAGTCAGGGTCCATCCGGCGCTGGATCAATTACGATCATATTGATCCGGAGGAAATTATTGCCGAGGCCGAGGACTGGATGTCCATGTTCCTGCGCGTGCGGGACATGCAAGTCCGGATCAGCATGAACACACTTCGAGTTTTGCAGGGGGCAAGTGCGCTTCTTCTCAATCCGGGGCTTGTGGCAGTGGGTCTGCCGGAATTCCTCGATCCGCTGACGTTCTATCTGCCCGGGCACGGTTATCTGCGTTACGTCGCGCAGGACGAAATTGACCAGATGCGCTGGCCGGAAGTTATTATTCCACAGCCCGGCGAGCCTGTTACATTTCCTCCCGAATGGTCTTGGGCCATCGGTTGCCCGACCCGTTACACCATCATCGGCGACATCATGGCTTTCGATTGTGTCGTCGATGCCGATTATTGGCTGCTCGGTAATTATTTCGGCCGGCCGCCGGCCTTGAGTGTAACTAACCAGACAAATGTCTACACCAACAAGCTGCGCAAGATCTTCAAGGAAGTGCTGCTCGGCTGCGCCTATCAGATGCAGAAGGATAATCAGCAGCAGGCCTATCATATCCAGCAGGCGCTGGCGCTGATCCAGCAGAAGAAAGTCACTGACGATCTGTATCTGCGGTCGCAGGAGTTCGATGTGAGGATGGCAAGCTGATGCCCGAGACCAATACGTCACGTCTGAATCTGGTCAAGCCGTCGATAGGCGGCTCCAACAACACATGGGGCGGCTTCCTTAACACCGATCTGGACAATCTCGACAGGATCTATCGTGATCTGACCGGCAATCTGACCAGCACGCAAGACCCCGTACTGGGCGTGAACTGGCATCTCGTCACTCCTGTCTATGCGGGATACGAGGATCAGACAACGACGGCGGGAAGAGGGTTTCGCCTGCTGATCCGCAGCGGGGCTGCCGTCACAGGCTCGATGCATTTGAATAATGATCCGGTCAAGAAGTGGGTGAACGGCGTTCTTGGTGATCTGGAGCTGGGGGATTTTCCATCCGGCTATATCGGCGATTTTGCCTATCGCCAGCAGAATAGCGACTGGATACTTCTGAACCCCGGCACTGGACTGGCAGCGGATGTCCCGTTCGCCAGCGAGGCAACGGCCGGCAAAGCCGAGCTGGCAACCAATGCAGAGGCCAATAGCGAGACTGACGACACGCGGATCATCACGTCGAAGAAGCTGAAATATTATCTGGACAATCATACCGCCACCAACGCACAGGCGCTGGCTGGAACTGATGCCGAAATACTTATTACGCCGGCAAGTCTGGATCATGTCCTCGACAATCGGGTGCCTGCCGCAACCATGACGGCGTCCGGTATTATCGAGATTGCCACGGAGGCGGAGGGGTTGACGGGGACGGACAATGCGCGTGCGATTACGCCGTCTGTCGCTGACTATCTGTCCCGCCAGAGGCAAGTGCGGACGCAAAACCAGATTGCTGAGTGCTCCAGCCTTATCGTCTCTTACGTAAGCGCCAATGTCGTCAATGTCGATTGCCTGTTTATGATATTATACGACGTCAATTCCAACTCTCTCAGACGCGTATCCAGTGTGAATGTCAGCGCGAATATCACAACAACAGGAGCCGGAGGGCGTGATGCCGGCGCTGACGCTTCCAGCACTTGGTATAGCATCTGGGTGATTGGCAAGGACGACGGGACGCTGGACGCGCTGCTTTCCCAGTCGAACGGCGCACGCGGGCCGGAGGCCAGCTCGCCCGGCGCTCCGACAATGCCGACTGGCTATACGTGGCGCGGTTATGCCGGCAGCGTTTACAACAACAGCAGCGGAAACTTTGTGCCGTTCCATCAGTGCGGAAACTCCGTCGCCATCGCATCTCAGGGCGGCTCTGCGTTGTCGCTGGCCGATGTGAACTGGCATGTCATTCCCAGCATAACCACCATGATCCCGCCGGAAGCGCTGAGCGTGGATCTGCGCGTCGACATGATGTCCTCCCTTTACGAGGCGTGTGATTGCCGGTTGGCATCCGCTGCCACGGCGGGCACGCCCGGCAGCGGGGTGACATTCGGGGACACGCGTATCTCCGGAGCTTCCATTCCCCTTTCGCCATCCGGAGGACCGCCTGCTGTTGTTTCCGGAACTGCAACGGTCAGGCTGTCGGAGGCGCAGACTGTCTATGCGCGCCTGCCAACCGCAACCGCCGGAGCGATGGATTACGCAAATGTCTATGTCACCGGCTATACCATCTGAGGCCGGGCATGCCGGAAATCACTATCCCGCCCGGTGTCGTAAAAACGCTCAGCGAGGCCACCGCTGTCGGGCGTTTTATTCAAATGGATCATGTGCGTTTCTATAACGGCAAGGCGCAGAAGATCGGGGGCTGGACGAAGCTCAACCCATTTGAGCCGCTGCAGGGCGTGCCACGCTCCCTCTACGCATACGCCAAGTCCAACCGGCAGGAAGTTAAGATCG